AATCGGCATGAAAGGGAAGGTGTCAAGCCCAGTAGGATCAGGACCAGAGTAAAGAAGCTTTCCTCCAACGATGATGTTAAGCTCAACACTTCTCTTGTTAGAAGTTATCAACTTAACTTGAGGTGTATAAGCCAGAGTTTTCTTTAATGCTCTTTCTTCTTCTCTCGTTCCGTTCCATTCCTCAGAAACTCCTGTGTCTTCATCCACCAGGTATTTCTGAACTTTGTTGTATCTCCGCCAGTATTGGTCATAAGTGACCAAGTTTTTAGCAATGTAAGTAGAATTATACTGACGATATATCCCCAAGTACTGATATTTGTTGTCTCTAATCCCTGTAGGGATCATGTCTATTTCTTCAGGATCAATCCATGGAAGCAGAGCTTTTACTTGCTCTTTGCTGAGTAAATCTCTAGTAGAGGCTTGATCGCAGTCGGAAAGATCTCGTTTTGTAAAATATGGGTCCAACATAAGGGCGTTGAAAGGCTTCCAATAAAACTTGATATCACCGTTGACCTTATCTTTCGAGTAGTCCATGTAGATGCCAACAATCGCCAGCCCCGTCTTAAGCGAGTGTTCAAAGGCTTCGGAGATGATGTAGTCGGCATTTCCTTTGTCGTATACGTAGTACATAACGTTCGAGAAGAGATCGGCTGTAATTTCATCGCTGCCTTCAACTGGCGCCGTAACCGTTTGTGTCCTGTTTTCCCTTTCATAGCCGGAATATAGATTGATGACGCGTCGAATTTTGTTGAGCTGAAGAACCATCCGATTCTGCCGCTCAAGTTTAGTTCTTTCCAGGTTGGTCCACTGGTCTCCGGCATACATTCTGAGATCACGGTAGGCAGCAGCATAAAAAACTCCCCATGTGCGATACGCATCATAGAAAAACTGTTGCCACTGGAACACTTTATTGTTGTGATCCATGGCTTGGTAACTTGTTCCATCATACTGAGCTGCAAACATTAGACGCTCTTAATAAAATAATTACTTGTCATCAAAGATAAATTTTTTTTGGAACTCTCCGCACCATTCATCTTGAACAACCATTGGAAACCCTGAAACCGTTGCATCAATCCTTTTAGGAGGAAATCTTCTACAGTTACCATAAGATGTGCCATAAGAAACATCATCATCTTCGTAATCTTCTTCACGGTAGAACTTGCAGTTTCCGCATTCTTCTATATCCATTCTTTTCTCATCCTGTTCCACTGCTCAGCAGACATTCCTGTCCCACCGATAAGCCTTTGAATGGATTCTACCCCATAGATTAAAGCTTTAGAACCGTGAGATGCCCAATCGTGGTAACTCCTTTCCCTATAGCAGCCGAGTTTTTCGTTCCACTCTTTTCTAAAGTTTTCAACTGCTCTAATTCCTTTTTCGCATTTCTGGTAATCAAAAAAGAATCGGGGTAACATATTGCGTAAGCATTCAATTCCAAACATCTCATTAGACTGTCTTGGAACGATGTCAACTTTAAGTCCTTGGTCACGTGCAATGTCAGCGAATGACTTTCCAGATCCTTTTTCCCTAGCTGCGGCATCGTGAGGTAGGAAGTGCTTTTCAAAAATGTAGGGTTTAGACTTAAGCCATCGAACATAGTGAGCTAATCCTTCGTCGCTGTTTTCGTAGTAATCGATACAATGGATTTGTTTGCCCACAGTCTGCCACACCCATATAGCACACGAATCCCCAATCCCGATATCCCAGCTGCTATATGTTTTAGCATGTTCATCGTAAGGAAGATGACAAATGCGCTTTTCTTGGCGAGCCAAACTAATTTGTTTAGCAAAGTAGAACCCTTCATTAGCAGATTCAAATGCTTCTTCTGGCGTTGAAGGATATTCTCGCTTCATGTATTCGCCTTGAGTCTGCATCTTTTTCACGTACCAAGCTTTTTGATCTGCTGTTAAAATAATTTGTTTGTTTTCTAAACCTTCAAAGTACTTCTCTGAATCTTTATTTATCAATATATTTTTTGAGTCTAAAACATAATCAGGATGTTGCCACCAAGGAAAGAACCAAAGCTTCCAATCAAGCTTGCCTAATTCTAAGCCAGCATCCTGTAAAGCCTGAGCTTCTTTACACAAATTGAAGAAGTGGCCTTCCTTTCCGCGCGCTGTTGACTCAATGCAAACAAACTGTCCAGCTTGGACTGCGTTGAGGGAACCTGATACGATCTCATTGGCTTTGCTTGGATTTTCCTGGCATATTTTAGCAAATTCTGTAATGTGAAGAAGTTGGAGTGTTCCTCCACGTAGCGATGTAGCCACTCTAAATACCGAGCCGTTGGCAAAGCGCATTTCGTGAACGTTATCGCGATACGCTGGACACATGTCTCGCACAAATTGGGGTAAGTTGTCATAGGCAAATTTGACTTTATCAATAAATATTTCTTGAGCTACTGGCTTGCAGTCAGCAACAATAGCCGCGTTAACGTTTTGATTAAACAAACATGTGTCTAAGAACAATAATGCGTGATATGTTGTGATTCCTAACTGTCTAGCCTTCAGTATGATATTCAGATAATGAGGCTGGTATAAAGATTCTTGAGCCCAGTTAGGCTCAAAATTCACCACCATTCCCTGCTTATCTTTAATCATATAAAGATTTCTTAGTCTCCAAGGCTGGCTTCCCAAAGTGCTTGCAATGTCACACTGATAATCAATCATTTAAATTTCACATGTAATTTATTTTTTTATACACAATTTAAAGAAATTATTTACACACAAAAAGATGTTGGCATATAAACAAACATTTGATAACAATGGTAGACAATCTAGGAGTCCACATGGAAATAAAGGTAAATAGACGTCTTGAAAAAGATAAACTAGTCTTTGAAATTGAAGTTACAAATCCCCATGTTGCTCCATTTTCTGAAGAAGATGAAGCAATTATGAACGTGCTTGAAGACGCTAGAAATAAATTTGTTAGCACAGCAGATGAGAATAACAAATCTAGAATCACAGCTGAAGAATACATTCTCCACGCTAAGAACAAAGTTTTCGAAAGAGTTCTAGAGTCACTTAGGTTTTCAATATCCAATCAGCTTGAGTCAAAGTTTAATCCAATGTGTCAAGAAATTTACAATTGGATCCATGACAATCAAGACAAAAGAATAAGCCGGTGGATGTCATCATGTAATCCTGTAAGAACAAAGTACTACTTTGACAACGACCTAAATATCGAAAAATCCTATGACGATGAGGACTAGATGGTTAGCAAGTGGATCGCGATAAATCCTCTTACCATTGAAGAAAGAATGAAAATAAAAGAAGCCATTGACAAAGGATTTTCTTATGGAGAGATGGCAGCCTACGTTGGACGATGCAAGTCAGTAGTTATGAGAGAATCCAAGCGCCTTGGCAAAGCCGAAGGATACGACCCAACCAAGGCTCAGCAAGACTTTGAGAATAAACAAAAGCTTATAGGAAAGAAAAAGCTCACATTGGAAAAACAATGATTTATGAAATATTTTTTGTTCTAATCATGGCACTTATAACCTCTGCACTGTTTGTAAGTAGCCTAAAAAGAACCATGCGAAATGAAATAACCACCTGGAGACTCATATGCCTAACATTTTTTTCATTGCTACAATTCACATACTTTGTTTATGTAGTTTTTCGAACATTTATTCTGTAGGATATCAACAAAACTACAGCAACTACTTCCCTAGAATGAATGAAGCCACGCTGTTGAATCTACAGTCCTACGCGCAGACAGCAAAAGATGCTTGTGGCGACAGATATAGCGACAGATGTATTCGCACCATGTATCTTGTGAAAAAAGAGGTGGAATACATTACAAAGGCTCAAGTGAGAGTTGAAAACTTTATAGATGATGCTTTCCGTCAGGCGGGTCAAAGAGGAATACAGTTTTCAGAAAGCCAAAAGTCCTACTGTAAAGACTCTCTTCTTATGACATGCAAAAGCAAGATCCAAGAAAAAGATGATTATGAAGTTTTCAAACTAGAATACCCTCGATGGGGAGAAGAATTTGACTACGAGTCATCTAAGATGGAAATGGGTGCATCTTTAGTAATTACAGGTTACCTTATCCAATTCGTACCTAATCCAATATGCCAAGAAGTAGGAAAAGGTGTTACGGAGTTAGGATTCCAAGTTTTAGCAGACACTTCACTGGCACCAAGAAGATGATTATAGACTGCATTTCAGATCTACACGGATATAAACCCTCCTTACAAGGTGGCGATCTTCTAATCGTCGCCGGAGATCTTACAGCAAGAGATACTGTAGAGGAAAACGCATCTTTTTTGATTTGGTTAAACGAGCAGCCATATATAAAAAAGATCCTAATAGCTGGGAATCATGATGGGTTCATTGAAAAGAATCGAGGTTGGGAGATTGGATTGTTAAGGAATTTTGATTATCTTCAAGATTCTGGACTTGAATTTGAAGGCTTAAAAATCTGGGGATCTCCTTGGACACCTACCTTCTACAACTGGCATTTCATGAAAGATCGTGGAGAGCCAATAAAAGAGAAGTGGGATTTAATTCCTGAAGACGTGGACATCTTAATCACTCACGGACCTCCCTACGGGATTCTTGATCATGTTGAGATTTCGTCAAAGGGGGATTCATCTAGACGCGCTGGATGCATGGATTTAATGAACAGAATCCCTGCGCTTAAAAAACTAAAACTACACGTCTTTGGCCATATTCATGAAGGTTATGGACAGGAGTCTATCCGGGATACAACCTTCGTCAATGCTAGTATAATGGATGGATCTTATAATCCTATAAACAAACCAATCAGAATAGAACTATAATGCTCCCAACAAACATTTACCACTACTCACCTAGAGAATCTATAGAATTAAAAGATTCCTACTACGAAAGCTTTAGACAATCGATTTCAGAAGAAGGCTCCATGAAACCGTGTGGATTATGGTTAAGCATTGAAGATGATGAGACCGACATGAATTGGTTTGATTGGTGTAAAATCGAACAATTCCGACTTGAGTGCCTGAGATTCAAATCGACAAAGATGGACTTGTAAACATGATAATGCACAGGATATCTACCATGTTATGAACATTAAAGAGGATATGGTGGGGTTGGTGGGAGTGGTGGGGGTGGAAAGTGCGATGGATTAACAATTGGCAGATCTTGCCCAGTTAAAGTGAATAGTCCACCTTGAACATAAGGAGTGCATAAGCGCCCATCAACAGGTAACCCACGGTTATTGTAAAGTTGAAAAGTGTTAGCCGTACACTGTTGTACAACAAAGCTGTTGTTATTGATCTGCTCCATACCAGTAGCAAGAGCAACAGGTACTGAAATAAACTTGGTCGCTCGTAGGCTTTGCCCGTTTTGCAGTCCGTGGTTTGTGATGGTGATGACCATTGGCAGCGCAGCGGTTATGTTCTCTGGGATATATTGTCTATTGGTGAAGTGTGACAGCGAACTGTCACCAGAAGGCGGATTCACTGGATACACGTCTGGCGGTTGTTGGTCAATGAATTGATACATCGGATCATTAGGATTCGAAGGATCGGGCATTGGATTAAGTGGACTTGTCATTATTCCATCTCTCCTCTCTGCGTTTTTCAATCAATTCTAGTAGTTTATCATGTAAAAACGTGTCACAGCATCCCGTTTCACATCCTAAAGCGTCCATAGGAACAGAACCGCCAAGAAGCATGTTAGCCAATCGACATAATTCAATATAACAGAGCTTACATATCATAAATAAATCCTTTACAAAAACTGATGTTAGGCGATAAAACTTAAGAAAACAAGAGGTGTTTTATGGCTAAAATGAAATCTGATCCAGTAGCTAAGTTCGTTACAGGCTCTAAACAAACCAAAGCTCCTAAACCAAAGAGTTTAACTCCCAAAACGGATTCTACAAAAGCAGGCGATAAAAAACGAGCAGGGAAATATGGAAAATCAGTCAATTATTGATTACTCAATCGAGAGCCTATCTGCAATTTTTGCCAATCACGCGAGAATTCAAAACAACAACTACCAAAAAGATCTAGAAGAGTATAGGAATAACAATCCTGGGCAACCTTTGCCTGAACACTTGAAAGATTCTTTCAATCTTTGTCTGGCTCTATGCATCATGTGTAAAGAAATTAAAGCTCTTCACGATAAAGTGACTGATAAGCCAGAATAATGGCTGTTCTAAGGTCAGGCTCCATCTTCGCTATGTAATAGATTAAATCTTGTTCATAGCGATTTCTATCCATAAGCATCTGACCGGCTTGAGTAATAAGATCAAACAGTCCTTCTTCATAATTTTTCATAGGCGTAAGGTGGGATTCGAACCCACGGAATCGGATGCCTCCTAATCACGAGCTTTAAGCCCGCTGCATTCAGCCTCTCTGCCACTCACGCGAAATTGACCGGCCACTGTCCCAACCCACCCCCAACGGGGACGCTATGCGACTCAAATGAGTTTCTGCTTTCGCTTCATCAGGCTATAAAGGGGGCTGCACCTCAACATATACCGGTCTGGAGGTAGTGAGCTTCTTTGTTTAACATAAGCACGTGTTGGAGTTGCGCCAACGACCCTCTTCTATGACTGGACGAATCCAGCTTATCTCGAAGATGCTCTAACTACCTGAGCTAACATGCCACAACGGGGCCTTTTAACGTGACTCACCCCAGCACCATCCGTTTCTTCCCAAGCTCCGGACAAACAGTCGGATGCGAATCGCACCCCTTTGTACGATAAATACGTACAACTTAAAATATCTAGACCTCTAACATTCTGTACAAATCCACATGAATGCTTTATGACCGATGACCATATTCATGAGAGATTTGCATTTAGGACAAGATGGTATCTCAATGGTATTGCCAAACACATCTGCAGCCTTAGCTTCCCAACAGTCTGTAGACTGTGAAGAGTCATTTTCATCCTCTAACATACTTCCTCTTATACCTTCTCCACATGTTTTTTGTGATACCTTCACCTTGAAGGCAGCAATCCATGATGGATACAAGTTCTTTCCTAAGCTTCTTTACTCTAACTCGTCTCATGTGTAGTCCAATAGTTAAGTTGTAATCCGGTGTTCTTACATTCTCTCTGTAGATACCATATCGCTTTACGCAGATCCTGAATTCTGTCCTGCTTCTTTCCAGCGCGAAGGATGTATTTTACTGCATTGCCAAGACAAAAGCCAAGGTTAAAATCTTCTATAATGTCTATGCATTCAAACTTATTCCCTTGGTAATGCGAAGGATGGTTAACCGCTTCGGAAGATTTAGGGCGTTTTCTGTAGAAAGCAGTGAGTAAAGCGGGTTTACATGAACTCAATTTCATCTCCTAGTAAACAACATAACTGTTAATCAAATTGCTAATGTCTGTGTAGCTAAACAGCCAGTAGAGAACATAGAACCACCCACACATCATATGCATCAAACCAAAGAAGATAGACTTGTTAATAGCATACGAAAGAGCGAAGGCTATCGCTCCTCCAGGTATTGCTCCTGATCCCACTTTCTTAGTTATTCCCACTCTACTCTCCGTTTGGTGTAATTCTTAGTTTATCCCCCAAGATCAGATAGTCAGTAAACGTAAGATCAGGGTAGAACTTCTTTAGGGCTTGATATTCTACCCTACATGCATAGTAGCCAATTAGACAGCAGGCAAGTATGATAAAGAGCAATCTGCTACCGTTCATCTGAATATTGCTCTTCGGCAGAACCAATCTTTTCCCTAAGGTTCTCCAGTTTGCTCTCAATGTATCTTT